ATGATGCGGTTAGCCAAAAATGCTTTATCGGAAACAGAAAGAAAGATTTTAGAAGATCCAAACACGGATATTACCGGACGATTCAAAACTTATCTGGACCAAGGATTGGTTGAACAAAGTCCTCAAGTATATTATGGTCTTAGTCATCCAAGTGAATTTTTTGCTCAATTATCTCGTCCAGAATTCAGAGATTTTCTACGGGCAATTCCCGGAATAGAAAAGCCAGTTAAACGAAATCTCTTGGAGCGAATTATCGATTGGGCCAATCGCATTCTTTTCGGTCCTAAAGATAATCACACCCTCCTATCCAATCTTTTTGAAAAGATGGGCGAAATTGGGGAACGCATAAGCCCGGAGGAACTACAAAAATGGAATGATCGGAATCAGATGGCGCAGCAGACTTCCGATCTTAAAACTCTTTTACCGGAAACGAGAAGTATTCTCCCGGAAATCGCCGCCGCAAACCTGGAGAATACCGATCAGTATATCAGTCATCGGGCAGCAAGCAACCCAGATTTCATGCGGTGGGTCAAAAACAAAGTGGGATATGGGTATATCACCAATAAAGACTTGAACGTCTGGGAACAGAATCTTTCCCTACCATGGCATATTCGGAAGAGATTCCCTCTCTATGGTCTCATGGTAGATGATCAACTTAAACGTGAGCAAAATAGATCGAATGGAGTTGTCGAATTCAAAGAGGCCACAAATCCATTCCTGAATCTACAGGATGGCCAGGAATTGCTGAAAGTCGAAAGGGCACTGTCTCAAGGCGACAAAGATAATGTCGTTTATGATAATGATCAATTGACCAATCGATTCGGTCTTTCGGATGCCGGCCTGGAAGCCTACCATTCCGTCCGAAACACACTCAATATACTTTTACAACGCAAAGTAGATCATGTTGAAACCATGCTCTTACGGCCATACGAACGCACTTTATCCGATGTAGAATTTGCCCAACTCCAGGAGAACTATGAGAAAGATCTTACCGCAGAAGAGAAGGCTGCACTGGAACCCACGGTTGTCAAGATCATCGATAAACTTCAAAAACCCATAAATCTTCTTCGTAAAATCCGATCGGATATTCAAGCATTCAAAGGATATTTCCCGAGAGAAAGGGAGAAAGGCGCCTTCTATGTTTCCGTTTGGGTAACTGAAAATGATGCCCAAGGGAATCCCCATGAGGTCCCAGCTTATTTCGGATTCAAAAATAGCCAACGCGAAACGATGGATTTAGTCAAAGAACTTAAAGCAAAATATCCCGACGCCAAAGTTAATTATGGCCGATGGACACAGGAACCCGAGAGTGCCTTCTTTGGACTGTCTGATATGAATCTCATGCGCTTCATAGATAATGCCATTGAGAAACTTAAATCGGGACGACAGATTGATGAAGCGACACAGGAAGGTTTACGGAATGCCTTAGCTCAAGGCGTAGGCGAAATGCTTCTGGCCCGGGGTGCCGGGGCCCATCAGATTCACCGGAATCCCCGATTAATCGAAGGTTATAAAACCACCGGACTCAAAGAAGTCCTGATGAACTACATCACGGGATATATGGGGGCCGAGACCAAGCAAGAGGCCGCCTTTGACTTCATGGATTCCTTGCAGACGGTCCCTAAAGATCAACCCAACTTATTTGAAGATATGGCTCACTACGCCAGCAGCATGCTTCGTAATTTTGAGTCCATGGATCGATCCATGGCCAAGGCCCGGGCATTCGCCGCTATCTGGTATCTGGGCGGATCTGCCCGGTCAGCCGTTCTGAACTTTACTCAGAACTTCGTCCAGGGAATTCCCTTCCTGGCCCGGATTATGAAACCTCTCGGTAAGGGTCCATTGGCCGCCGAACGAATCTATATTAAGGCCATGTGGGATGTTGCTATGGGTCATGGAACCGATGAAGAAAAATTAATGGTTCATGGGATGGTAACATCGGGAATCGCCAATGATCAACAAATCCGGCAGATCTCTCGGGAAATGCGCGGAGGAACACCCGGAGTCATCGGCAATGTCATGGATATTCTGATGGCCCCCTTCTCCCTGGTCGAAAAGTTCAACCGTAAAAGTGCGGCCCTGGCTGCCTATCGAGCCTATCAGGAATTAGGATTGAACGGCGAAGAGCTTTTCCAAAAGACGCGGGATTACGTCTATGATGTCCATAACCTTATGACCCGGGCAAATCTGCCCCATGCCATGAGGGGCGGAGACCTCGCCTCGCAACTCCTAGGAACGGCCTATACATTCCGCAGATTCAATCATAACTACATCCTGGCCATGATCTATTCTCTACGGGGACCGGATGGTAAAATCAGTCTCAAAAATTCGGATGTTCTAATTCGATCTCTTGCTTGGTTTGCGGTCCTTGGCGGGATGACGGCGCTTCCATTTCTAGATGATATTCTCGATGAATTGGAAAAGTTCTTTGGTCGCCCATTCCGGACGGAGATGCGCAATACTCTGCGCCAAATCGGTGGAGAACCCCTGGAGCAACTTGGAGTGGCCGGCATCCCGGCCATGCTTGGTCAGGTTCTTCCTGTAGGCGTGGATATGAGCGGATCTCTCAAGATCGGTCTTCCCTCACTCAGCGAACCACTCAAGGGAGTCGAAGAGACCGTAACGGGTGTATGGGGGGGTCTCGGGAAAAAAACCACACAGGCATATACTCAAATCGGTTTAGGACAATATCTCCGGGCTTTTGAAAATGCTTCCCCGATCTTCATAGAAAATATTCTCAAGGCGGTCCGTATGTCCACCGAAGGGGCCACAACCCCAACCGGGAAACCTTTATTTGATGTCACCGGGAAGCCAATCATGGAAACCGGAGCGGAAGCTGCGGTCCAGACGTTAGGATTTAGGCCGGAAAGAATTTCCTTGATGGCCAGGACTCACCGTGAATTTGGAAACGTGGAATTGAACTTTTCTAATAGACGTAATGAACTCTATGCCAGTTTTAGACTGGCAAAAAATGCCGAGGAAAGACAAAGTGTGATCCAGGACGTGCAGAAATATAACCTGGATGCGGCAAAATTTAAGGGCGTGATCCCGATGATCAACGCCCAGGCTTTGAGACAGGCGATACTTGTGAGACCGGAAAAGAAATACCTTCTGTATGGTCATCAATTCGTCGGTCAATAACTTTATACTCATCCTTGCTCATCAGGATCTTCTTGGTCTCCTTGATGGCCTTTTCGGAAGTCGCTACAGCCAAGACTTTAAACCCCGAGTGTTCCAGGGGGCAGGCCATAATATCACCTGCAAATACTTCCTGGATCTCACTATTTTCTAAGAGCAGAAAGAACCTCATTCCAGACCTCCAGGTGAAGGGAATCCAAACATCTTCCCGAAAGGGTTTTGCTGCTCCGGCAATTCTACCAGAACATAATTTTCATCTCCCATCTTGCGTATTCCGATAGACTTTCCCCATGTCTCTTTGTGATTAAGCTTAAGGGCTGCCCAAAATAGTATTCCAAGAGCCTTCGCGGTAGAGCTGAATTCCTCTACCTGTTGAGATGGCAGGAAACAACCGTTCTTTCTGACATAGACTGCGATCGAATCGGCTAACCGGAAGAGATATTTTTCCCATTGCGTAATCTTTATAGAGATCGGTGTTTCATTTGATCCTATTTCCCCGAAATTCGGTTTGTGTGTCAAAAAATGATCATAGATTTCCTGACCCAATACCTCCACGGTGTTAAAACTTAAAACTGCCTGCCATTCCACAAACGTAATCTCTTCTTGTTCCTTCTGCTCCTTCCGATCTTCTTCCTCTTCGCCCATCTTCTCAAACGGATTTGAATTGATTTGCTTCTCCATTTTGACCTCCTTTAAAGATCTATGTGTCATCCATCCCCTAAATCTAAAAGCCTCATAGTCTTATTTTGATCAAGAGGTTTAGGATCTTGCATTATAGAAGGATTAGATACCATGAGTTGAATCTGTCGATCGAGAGCACTCATTAACTTATCAACCTTCTGGGCCCCATGTCTATTTCTGAGTCTCATGAAATTATCGACCATGAGACCATAAAGGATCTGTAGAAAATCAAGCGTCTCCTGATTACTTATCTGATTACTCAATTCGCCAGACCTTCACCCCGCCGTGGAATTTCCGGACCGTGTACTTTTTGGAATTCTTCCTCCCGTAGTATCCCAGGTGTTGGCTAATCGCTTTCCGGGCATTCTTGGTCATGTCGAATCCCGCATCGATAAGTTGGAGATCGGTAAAGACCTCATGATCTCCGGGATTCAGGGCATATAAATTCTCCCAAAATGGATTTTGGTCTTTTTTTTCCGTAATCCCCATCAACTTTTTAATTCTTTCCAGCCATCTCATTTTTGCTCCTCTTCTTTCAAGATTATTTTACTTCGTGTAATTTATATATTTCTTCTTGACTCTTCCCATGCGCAAACCACTCTTTTTCAGAATATTGCATTGACCAGTTATTGCCGAATTTTTTAAACATTTCTTCCCTGGCTTCATCATATGTTTTTGATTCGATAACATGAAATCCATTTTCATGGGGTTGTCCAAACCCGAAAGTAAAATAAAATCTCATCTTTTCTCCTTGATTGGGCAGACGGGTTGCTCGGCGCCTTCCACCCACAATTCACCGCTTTTCAGACGGCTGCCTCTGCCCTGGTTGCCCCCGTGCCCAGCCGCGCAATCGGCGGTTCTGGCAAGCGGCCTACCCCGACATCCTTGCGGTATGCCGACGGGAGCAAGTATTTATCCCATAAATCTATGATGAATTTTTTTATGGCAGATCACTTTCTTGGCTAGGGCTTTCAGGGCCCGCCCCGAGGCAATGGCCTGTCCTGTGTTGTCATTCGGTTCATCGAGATGAGATCTCCGGGCAATTCCTTCCGCACAAAAGAGTTGATCTTTGATCTTGATCTCTGCCCTGGCTACCGTGAACCATCCCCCCTGATAAACGATGGTCGGGGCCAATTCCGGATTCAGTTTCAGAAGTCTCTCTACTGACTTTTGCATAGTGCTTTCCTCCTCGGTTTAATCTCGGTATAATTCCTTTTTTAATTGCCCCGGGAAATAGATATAAGCCTCTTCAAAGTTGGACAAATATCTTCCAATCCGCATTATCCAATCACGATTACGAATGAAATTCTCAAACCTTCCGATTTCTACATTGCACTTGTAACAAAGGAGACCACGTACCTTACCCGCTTTATGGTCATGGTCAACATGCAATTCTGTTCTTCTGGTATTCCGGTCCTGTTGACCGCACAGATCACAGCAACCATTTGATGAAATTTGTAGCACATTCAATTCTTCCCGAGTGAGACCATAAAATTTAAGATATCTTCTGGTCGCCAATGTACGGCGGCTTTTTGGATTTATAGATCTTAGCCGATTTAAGCGTCTTGCCTTTTCTGGGTTAGCTGCACGTCGAAGACGTTGCCTTTCGTTTATTCTTGATCTATTGTTTTTAGCCCAAAGACTTGCCATTTCATTAAGTCTTTCTCGATTTTTATCTCGCCATCTATTCTGTCTTGCTTGAAAGGCCTCCTTATGTTTGGCGCGATATCGGCGCACTGTTTCTTTACGCCGTTCTTTTCTTTCTTCGGTAGTCATCATATGCGGTAACGATCTTCCTCGATCGATGGGAAATGAACCTTTGCCTCAATGAATCCCAACTTATCCCCACGTCTTGCTATCCATTCTGGAGAACCATGACCCACATAGGCCGCATAATCGCCGATTTCGCCTTCAACCAAAACCACGGTTATTTTAAACGGAGGGACACCTTCATATTCATTCGGATAACATCTTGTGTTTATGCCGAGTATTTTCATGGTTTACTATATGTCCAAATTTCTAAAAACCAAAGGGCAACCCCCCCCACGATAAACCAACCCCAATCCCCAATTCCTAAAAGATACCCGGCGCATCCGGTACAGATGCAGACCAAACCCATCACGTCCAGCAGATTCCATCTCATTTTAAAAGCCAATCCTTCCTTAAGCATTCTGCTTCGTACTGCCTCATAAAATTGGCGATTATCTTTGGCTCGATGTAGGCCAATCGAATAGACTTGCGCAAGGCAAAAGCCATACAGAAATCCCCAAAGGCTCCCGGGCTTCTCTGGTCCCAAACAAAATAGATCACGTCAGCCCATTCGATTTTCGCCCGATTTGCTGCCATGATCATAAGTTCAGTAACCTTGGAAGTATGATTATCCAAAACTGGCAATACTACGTCATGCCCCTCCTCCTCCAAAGAGCATCTAAGTGTAAGCATTTTTTCTAAAAACTGCGTACTGCCCATGATTGCAATTTTCATTCTTCTTTTACTCCCTTCGGTAATTCATCCTTTTCTAAAGTTTTTTTAAACATAAGATTCCCTGCCGTATGATAGATCACGATGCCTTCCGGTTTCATAAATCCTGGGGCTGCATGACTACCCAGGGCCCTTAAGGTCTCTAGACCTTGATGCACAGTTGTGGTGCAGAATTCACCGCGAATAATCTCCGGTACAACATAACAGCAAGTTGGACGGACAAAAGGATCACCCCACCTTTTGAGATTGAACAGGGAGAATCTTTTCTCCTTGAGTCCATACCCACGCTGAATGCCCTGTCCCCACCACTCACCGAAGTGGAAACCGGGACCAAGACGCATCAGTTCTAAGACATTCCCATATGCCCATTTTGCAAATCCGTGGTTGTCATCCTCTGGACTGATCCATCGGGAGCGAGAACCGCAGAGAAACGGAACGATTCTACCCGAGTCAGGAGTAATGGCATCAAAGTTATCGGCAATATAAATACACCCATTCGTCCCGTCGATCTTCTCCGTGATGATGCACTCCCGAGAATATCTTGGAATTTTAGAGAATCCCACAAATTCAATCATTTGAGTTCTCCCTCTTTGGAGGCCATTTGCCTTTTATCCAAAAAATGACGACAAAGATTAATCTTAGCTGCCTGAGTCTTCCGATTCTCTTAAACCGAAGTATGTTAGGCCAAACGAATCTTATGCGGATCATTCATCTGACTCCTCAATAGTGATCTTCAATTCCTTTAGGATCTTCCATGGCGAGCCAGAAAATTGACCGGACTTCACTGCCGCAAGAGCGGCTTCTGAAGTCTCGTATTCTTCCAGCCGCCAACCTTCATAGCATCCATAATCAATCGCCAAATAAACCATCTATTTATTCTCCCATCCGATCAGTTTGCTGATCTCCGGCGTGAACCCGCCAAACTCTTTCAGACGTTCCGCAATGCGATCCATAATAGGTATTTGCTTTGCTAAAAGTCTTCTAAAATTCAATCCCGGATTACCTATTGCGGAAGATCCAGGACTCGGCAAAAATCTATACCATCGGCAAAGTTGAATCCGATCGGCCTTCTCTACTTCTTCCATAGTGGGATAGTTCACCATCTCTCCCCTGATGGAGTGCTGACTACTTCCGAAATATCCGATGCGGGATAGGCGTATTGTTTATCCCAACAATCGGTCACGATGACGAAACCACCCTCAAACCTGACTTTGTTGGTGTAGCTTCCCCCTGGCCTTCCCTTATCTGGAAAGGATTTAACCGTTCCGTCTTTCATCTTGATGGAAATATCAGCCAATCTATTCTCCTTGTGGGGTGCCCCATGGGACTCGAACCCACCTTTGCAGGGCCACAGCCTACCGTCCTACCGCTGAACGAGGGGCACTAAATCGCTATTTGATATTTCTTCTCGGGCACCAGACCCACTATTACGACCGCGACTACGCATGCAGCCAGGACGATCAATAACTTTTTCATCCGTAAATCTCCTTTGCGAATTTACCGAAGTTCGTCACTCTTAGACTGAGTTTTGCAAGAACCTCATAATCAACCCTAAACTCCCAAGCGATGTGCATAGTATCCATTGGAGAAAGCCTCATTCCCTTCTCTAAACGATACTCGATGACCTTATCTAAGGCCACTCTCCATTTGAATCTCAATGTTCTACCTCCTTGGCCTCGGCCTCGATGATTCGATCTGGCTCTGCCGGATCTGGAATTTCGACCTGGATGAGGTATCTCTTGCATCCGGAACGTTTTGACCCCGGGAAATTACTGGCGAGGATCTGCATCGAAGGGTTTTTCATATATGGATAAATATCCATGTAAAGATCGACCTTCATTGACTTTTCTCCCATTTCTTGATTAAGGATAACGCGAGATGATTGCGCGTGATCTGATCGACGTAACCCTTTTGTTTCCCGCCAACATATGCTTCCAAGGCCCTGACTGGATCTCCTCCGTACTGATTGAGTAAATCCATCAAAATCAAATTCCCGGCCCGGATGCTCTTGTCCACATCAAATAGATCTCTGGCATTAGTACAAATCCCCGCCTTGACCAGAGCTTTTCCGTGAACAGAATACCTTACTTGAGTCAATCCCCATGCCTGGGCTGAAGAGATCGCCGTGGGCGTGAATTCGCTTTCGGCTCGGATCAGGGAGAGAATCAGTAAGGGATAATCGCACTTCATGGCCTCGGCCACGATCTGGCGACTCATATTCATTGAGATTTTATTGGATCTACCGAATACCCATTGCGCCAAATTCTCCTGATAGGCTTGATCGACTTTGGCCGGAGCCTTCAGTCTCATGAGAAGAAAATCTCTTTCCTCTTGGATACTTTTATAATCTGCCTTGGAAGTAAAAACCAAAAATGCAAAGATTAAACAACACAAAATTAAAAACGAAATGGGTATTATTTTTTTCATCCTTCCTCTTTTGGGGGTCTTACCCCTCTTTTCTTGTAATACCAAGCCAAATTATTGATCCGGATGTTTTTTGTCCGGCACTCAGAACCGCATATCTCCTGTTTAGGAAAACATAAAAGAGTGAATTCTTTCTTACAGACCTTACAGATGAAAAACCGGATCTTCTTCTTAGGCTTTGGCATTTGTCGATTCTTGGTACAGTAAACCTTTTGAAAGATTTCGATTGGAACATCATCCAGACGACTCGGGACTTTAAAATAATATTCATTGGAGAACCCACAAATGCAGGCCACCCGACCACTTCCAAGATTCAGGCGTTCCTGAAATAGTTTCCTGCCACACTTTGGACAAATCATCGTCTCCAATAGATCGAGCCTGAGAGGGGGAATGATCGGATTTTCTGGTTCTGGAATTACTTGCATATCGGTAACTCGCTACACTCTTTTCCATCGAGAAGACGGCCAGCGGTTTTTTTGCCGATGCGATAAACCTCTTGGTAATCACCAAATGGTTGTGTTCCCCTTCCTTCCCATGTGGCAGCATCAAAAATTCTTGCCTGTGATGCGCCTACCCATTCCCCCCATTGTTTAAAGTAAAATGGCACCCCCGCCTCCTGGCATTGATCCCTGACCGATCTTGCCCAATCCGGGTGCATCGGCCTTGCGCCTGGGCCGGACTCTCCGCCGAGGACTACCCACTTAATCAATCGTTTTAATTTCCATGAACCCCATAGGCAATTTATGTATTCGTTAAGTTTGAGATCGATAGGGCCTAACATCGGCTCAATAGAGAGCCACCTAACCGTTGCCGGTATCTTCACTAATTCGCGGATTTTCCTATCTGCCTCTCCCTGGTTTACGATCGTCACCCCGGGCCAAACATTTGGGATATAGTCTCCTCCGCCCAATTTTATTCCATAAAGTTTTCCCTTTATCAGAGTTGCCCTTTTTGTGAGCAATAGAAAAATATGTTGAGGGCAGACCTCCATCACATCAAGGGCCTGGTCGATAAAGCTATTCGGCACTTGCTTATGAAAAAGATCATTAAGGATCAGCCAGGACTGTGGTTTTTTGGTGCGGAGGGGAAGGTCAAGATTACTTTCTCTCAGACGAATTTCCCCTGTCCATCCGATCCTTGACATCGTTGTTAATTGAGCCACCGGAAGATGAATTTTTGGATTTGGATTAAAGGCCATTCTCGTTGATTCTCTTGCACTCCAGCAATGTTCACAACCAGGAGAACACGGGGTACAACCGTCCACCAGGCGCCATAGTCGATCCCAATAAATCCCTTGACCGATTCGATCAAACATTTTTACCACCTTATTAAGAGGCCGCAGAATGGAAGTCTGCCTTTAAAGAAATCAAACATCTCGGCCCAAGTGCTGAACCCATCCGCATGAGCCAAGGATTCACGTTCATCTGGATCAAGATAAATGCCCCGGTACTGAACTAAACTCGAACTCCATATCTCGATTCCCTCAACGGAATAACATGTTCTTCCACCCAAACTACGAACGGCTTTAGTTCTAAGTCCTACGTATAGGTATAGAAGATCTCCCATTTTTGGATCTCTACCATCTTTTCGTTTTGCGCGAATGGTCTGTCTTTTAAGGTCTAATTCTATGGCCCGAACAAATCTTGGTTGAAAATTAAGGGCTGGCATTTCCTACCCCCTTTAAAAACTTTTCTCGATTATCAGCAAAGTATATACTGACTGCTAAAGCACTCCATTCATGACCATGGATCTGATATAATTTGCCTGGTTCTTTCTTGGTCCCGATCGCGCCGAATCGATCAATCAGAACTTGTTTAATATTGGTATCCTGGGCCCTGGCAGTTCCGCAGAAATGGCATTTGATCTCTCCCCGGTAAACTACATAGATCTTAGCTGTGTAATCCAAAAGTCTTTCCTGGAGATGCCCGATGAAATTTTCGGTCATCAGAACACTCTTGCCGATCGGCATTCCCATGTGTTGGATACCTTCTATGACCGGGATGCCCTCGAACTCTTCGGCTACCCTGAGATCGGCCAGAATCTTTTCATTCAAGTCGGTAAAATTCTTGATCACGGTTTCTGTTGCCGTATCCCAAAGCACAAAAGCTGTCTTGTCCGTACCTGGGTCAAAACCTGCTATCCTCATCCGTTACTCCAATCCATTTGAATTTGACGACCTGTTTTGCGAAGACTTTCCAAATATTTTTGTTCTTTGCGAATTAACTCTTCCATAGATGATGTTGCTTCTTCCGGATATAGATTATGATGTATTTTACATAAGACTTCTCTGAGAGCCTTCTTGTGATCTTCCATCAACCCTTCCGCCATGGCCTGTAGGTCTTTGATAATCTTTATCCCGTCTTCACCGTCCTCTGTGGGCACGGCTTTAATTTGCAGACTTGGCCGGAAATTAGAAAACTGCTCGTATGGATGATTAAAAGTGCGACCTGCTGATATAGTGATCTCGGTGATCTTCATATTCTCCTTTCATTGCGCCCCCACCTGACTCCACTCAAGAGGGGGCGCTTCGGTATCGAGTTACCGTTTATTCTAATTGCTCATCTGAGGACTCTATCGCATTCTTGGGCATCTCCTTTCGTTTCTGAATTTCCGAAGACTTCTCCTGCGGAGGCTTCGGATTCGGTTTCGGTAAAATGCTTATATCAAGTTCCGCCTCAGTCCCGATCGCCTGGATCTGGACCCGATCGCCACTATCGAGCGTTAGGATAACCGCATCACTTCCGTTCTTGTCCGCATACTTCAGGTCCACGCTCATGATGACTCGGGCGGGCATCTTCCTGGTTATGTCGAGAATGAAATCGGGTATCATATTTTCTTCTCCTTCACGTCAGTTGGATAAGACAGGGCCAGGAATAGGGCCCTTCGTTCTTCCTTCCCCTCGGCCACTTGCTGATCGAAGATTTTCTTCTGGAATCCGGTAAGGGCCGCGATCTTTTCTCTTATCCATTCATTGGATCTGGCCGGGAAATACTTCATTACTTGATCTCCTTCCCGATCTTCGATAGCAAATCTTTTATCTGATCTGGATTCATGGGTTTGAAGCAGGCCGGGCAGCATTCAAATTTCTTCAGATCTTCCAGGAGCGTTTCCTTCTTGCATTTTGGACAGGTGCCCCAAAGATCCTTGGCGACAACTTGTAGTTTCGGTCTTGCCTTGGACTGTCTGATATTGTCGTATTTCCCCTCCAGTACGCCTAGCGCATTCTCCTGGTTGGCCACAACCCAATCGTAAGTAGCTCGCCATCCCCGATCATTTTCTCCCATCAGAAAAGGTGTTTTGATGATCTTCTGGAAGACCTGGACCCAATAGGTATGTATATCCGGATTCTCGCGTAGTCTGATCTTTGCCTTCTGGATTCTTGACGGTAGAGCTTCACGGACTTCCGGCAGGCCGGCATCGGCGCAAATGGCATTCCACGCCTGAATCAGTTGGTGCGCATCCTGAAGTAATTTTTGATCTCTCACTTCTTCCTCCTCTGTCCTTTCCTGCTCGGGTGGATTCTCTGGTTCTTCTTCCTCTTCAATCTCCGGCTCCAAAGCCTTATTCAGGCGCTTACTACTCAAGACTTTTTCGACCATAGAAATCAATTCTTCGTTATGACTTACTCTTCTAATTTCAGACTCCTGAATCCAATATCGAAACAGTTCTACCAATTTACTTTTTGGCAGTTTCGTGAGATTTGTCGCTATGCCCTTTGCATGTTTCTGGTTGGTGGCTGGATTGTATTTGAGAAAATTTTTGATGAAGATCACTGAATTTTCCTCATCAAAAGCTATCATCTTCTTTTCGATTAATTCCTGTCTGGCCGCGTTGTAATCCTCTTCCGTGAATTTTTTCAGATGTAGGAAAGTATATCCATTCCTAATGACGTAAAGGCCGATTCCGTTGGACTGAGGAGAAGTCATTAGATAGATAAAGAGGATCATCGCGTCTTTACTCAAATACGGAAATGTTTGATCTTCCCATATTTTTACAAAGATCTTCCGGTAGTTCATCGATTCGCCGTTCTATTTGCTGTGGAGAAAACAAGCGTTCTGTTTGTAAAAAGTGCATAGGTTGACACAGTAGATAGTGGCTACCCGGCAATTCTGCTTCTCTCCCCCTGGAGGACATTTAACCTCATCGTTCGGAAAGATGAAATCATTTCTACTCATTCCTTTGGGCAACATCAATTTGGGCATCAGTTTTTCTTTCCCCGGTTTGATCACGGCATTTCTATCGTGGAATGATTGTGGCCCCGACGATTCAAACATGGGAATATCTTCGTCATCTTCTCCGGGTTCCCGGGAAGGTCTTGCCGGTTCCTGAAGCGGGGGCTCGGGCGGTAGTGCGGGAGGAGGGGAAGGTTCAGGCTTACAAGGAGGCGCCGGCTGTGCCAAGGCAGCCGGACTTGTCTTTATGCTCTGACCTTCCCCTGAGAGCTTTTCGGTTAGCTTATTTTCTTTATCCGCGGTCTTCTGCTCGACCGTCTTGGATGATTCCGGAAGTTGGGCGAGATCCAATCCTACATCCGGATCAATTACCTGAATGCCCGCTTCCTGATACTCATCGATGATTGCTGCCTTCTGCCATTCAGGAGAGAGGGGTAGCCATTTTGCCAATCGGCGCATCGGAGTTTTCTTCTCCATCTCTTCAGGAAACTTATTCCATGGACTATCGGAAACATTTTTCTTGTTGGCCAGGGCTTGTTTTTTCGTTTCCTCGATTTCCTCAGCCCACATCCATTCCCACTTAGGCGTTCCATCTTTCATGATCGCCATGGAATAAACTCCGAGCATTGCCTTACCCCGTTTAGAGGGCGGTAAAGGTTTATGAATCATTTTATGATCGCTGCCCTCATCGAGAACGAATACCTCGTTCACATAGACAATCCGGGAATAGCAATCCTTTACTTGATTGCTTCGATAAGCGAGTTCAACATACCCCCGATAGCCGATGATCAGTTGGCAATCATATCTATTGAACTGAGAATTCCAGAACGGGACCAGGTTTGCATGGCCAAGATGCTGGCCGATCTCCAGGCCAAGATTCGCGGCCTGCATGATCGATCCTAAGAAGCTCTTCTGGTCACACTCCAGGAGTTTGGGGTTTATCCTCACAGCATTAACTACCAGACTAATAAGCCTGTCGGCCTTCAGGTGCTTGGGAAGGGCATGTTCAAGCCGAGCCTTATTTTTGGTCAATAGATCTAAAACTGTGCCCGCTGTTCCCTGGACTGCCGGGAGTCCTCCGGTTTCTGGTTTCTCACTTGGATTGATTTTGGTTGCCATGTTCTTGCTCCTTTGTTTATTTTTATCCGATTCGCTGTCCTGCGGGATTTTTCTTGATTTCCGGTGGCTCGGGTTTATCAAGATTATATGGAATCCATTAATTCTCCTATTCAATCAAAATTGGCTTTATGATATAGGGTCTAAAAACTTTCATGGGCTTCCCGGTTTTCATGTAGGATTCCATGATCTCATAAGCCGGAGGATTCCCTTTAGCAAAACCCTTCTTATCTAAACTTTGTCTTCCTGCCTGCTCTTTGAAATACACGCGCATTCCAGAACCCTCAGCGATAGAGGCACTTGCCGAATCCATCATGGACTTTATGGAATTTTCAGCGATCTCAAGAAGACCCTCTGCATTCTCTCTCAGATTTTTGGCAACCTGATATTGCTTGACAGCTTCGGCCCATTCGTTGGGATTGATTTTCTCCATGTTCACCAGTTCACCACGGAGAACTTCCGGCATTTCGATTTGGACTGTTTCTTCCTCGGGTGCAATCCCATTTAAGACGCCTTGCCAAAACTCATTGTCCTTTTGAAAGATGATCTCTATAAGCCGCTCATTGCGCTGTACGTCAAAATGGATGAGTTTCCATTTTTCTGCGGAGAAGATGGCAAAAGATCCCCACTTTTTTCCCGTCACACCCAAGTAATGGGCCAACTGGACGAGATAATATTCGGGCAATCCTTCACGTTCACACTTTCCGAAAACTCCCAATCCCGGACATTTAATCTCTAAGATTCCTTCACCAAGTTTAGGATCTACAAGTTTGCGATCGATGTGCGCCCACAGATGCTTGTGAATTGGATGAAGGATTTTCTGTTTGACGATTTCAACCTGACGGCCAGTGATCTCGCCATATAGATCCGCGACAATCGATTCAAGGCGCTTCCCCCGCATGGCAGCCGGGCCAGTGGGTTCTTGTTCCTTCAATCCAACTTTCTCCAGGAAAAGATCTCTTTTGGTCTTGAAGGGCGATATGCCTAATATGATGGCCGAATCGCTCCCACCGACCCCACCCTTTCGCTGGGAGACATCATCTTCATCAATTTGAAGTTGCCTAAGTTGCTGTTCCATGAAGATTAATATCTGAAGAGATCTTTGACTTCTCTGATCGTGCTCATTTGCCGGTTGGCAAAATATTCATATCCGAATCTACCATCTGACAAGGTTTTTCGTTCCCGATTCAAAAGGAGATTCATGAGCGCATTCAGAGTAACAATACTTACTTTGTAACCATTCTGTCTTTTCTTTTCATCCATGGCTCTTCCCGACAACATATAATCACGCAATAAAAGCATAGGATGGGCGCGGGGAAGATTTTCTCCTTTTAGATAAGCCTCTTCATATTGCATGATCTTTTCAAAAGAAACTTTTGCTGCAAAAGCGAAACACGCCAAAACAGTGCTCATCTTTAAATTTTTAAGATGAGCACTTTTTGAATGTACGATTACTTCATCAACCTCTTTTTTGTAGATTTGATAAATTTTGTTGGCCAAAGATGAAGTAATTTGGTGATGTCTATTGGTACATAAACTACAAAGTGCCCCCAGTATCGAAGCCATCAAGGTTCCTTGTTTCCATCCATAAACAAGCATGCCCGTGTCTCCCACTCCTCTTTTGCGTCCTATGTCACACTTTCCGACCGCAGTTTTTGGAAGACCCTTGATAGCAGAAAAGATTTGATTCGTACCAGATAGAATAATGGCCTCTATGCGATGTTGACCATCAATCAGATGTCCATCAAAAGCGAATCTGATTGGATCACCGACAAATTCCCAATCCCCATGTTTCATTGCAATCGTATAATTTTCAGCCGTCTTTGGGTAAAGCGGCCTATTATGGCCATTCCTCGTCGTCTTGATTTTAAGGGCCAACTCCGGCGTCATTTGGATACGCCTCATTTCTTCCTCCGGTGAATCGATCCACTTTTCCACTTGATTGGCTGACATAATTACTTTGTCCATACTATTCCTCCTCTTTTTTTGATTCTTGGTTCTCTTTAATCCAAGATAAAAATCTTTTCCGGTCTGCCTTACTTGCTATAGTCCAATAGCGTTTTAATGAGCGAAGCGTTTCTGTGCCTTCTGCCTTCTCCTCCGCAGTCTTTGGTTTCCTTGTAGGTCTTTTCTTCGGTTCTCCCTTCAATATTCTCGTTTGCTCTTCCGGAGAAAGATTATCTACCCATTTTGCTGCACGCTTCACCGTGGCCGGACTGACATGGTGCTGTTCGGCTATTTTCTCGGCCGTAGAAAACGATGGTTCATTTTGATCTATCGTTTTTCCCCTTCCCGGACCAGCCTTCTGGAATACTTGTGCTTCCTTCTTCTCCAAATTATATTGAGTCCCAATGAGAACCCTTCTTTGGAGTGGTGTCAGATTCCGGCGGGCAAGTTGATTCCCGATGATCCATATTTTCGCCGCATCCCGATCATCAAAGGTCTTGGAGTGCGTCTTGAATTCGATCTCATGTCTCTTGCAAATCTCATATCTGGAATGGCCATCCAGCAACTTCCCATCCCAAAGAACGAGAGCATCCCGGCATCCTTCTTTTAATAATGATGCCTCCAGCGCTTCCTTCTCGTCGGCTGTTAGGACTGGAATAAGATCTCTAAATTCAGGATCGATCTCTACGACGGGTATATCGATCATTCTTGGGGTATTCATTTATTCCTCCACCACTACCGAGCCGATGACCATGCAGATAATCCGCTCGCGCCTCGGCCCAATCTTTTCGTTGATTACAACCCAATCGCTGGAGGCGTGGAATAGGTATTCCTCGCCATTGGATGCACGCCAGACTGGAGAAGTGACGGGCAACTTGGCCAGCTTGATAAGCTCTTGCAGGGGGCCCTTTAATTCCAATTCTCCAACTTTAGAAGACTTCGTTTCGGCTCGAAGTTTAGAAATAGTATTCTCTTCAGCCACGGATGCCTCTCTTTCTCCGGTTGCGGGCCCGGCGCCTTTCCATTTCCTCTGTGCCCCAGGGAAGTTCATCCCAGGACGTTAGTCCTTCTTCCGGGAAAGATTTGCGGGCGAATTCGTATATTCGCTTCTTAGCCTTGAGTGCGCGTTTCATTCCTCTTCCTCCACTACTGGCTCTTCCTCGTCGATCCCCATGCGCATGAGGGCCAACCTTTCTTTCTTTATGGCCTGCCGTTTCATGAGCAAGGATTCACCCAATTCCAGTAAGTTCATCTGTTTGCCGAAAATAACTTTAGCGCCCAGGGGTTGGATCAGGGCCCGGATGGGTTCAAGACTTTGGGTGACATGGCAGAAGATAGGAAGAAGGTCGAGGGAGGGAATTCTATTTTCCTCGTTTTTGGTCCAGGAATTGATCACCACGGTTGTGATCTCCTTAGACCGCCCCTCGACCCCCAGGATTTCGTTCATCCGGTCTGCTATTTGATCTCTGGAAAGGTTTGAATCTTTAATGGCTTGGCGTAAGGCGCGTTTAAGGTGGGGAACCACTTCAAGGAATGATGGCGTCTTGGCGTTGTCTATCATTTAGCCTCCTGTGGTCATTTCTGACCCTAAATTAGACATTGCTTTTTAAGGCAAAAAAATATAGACTGATTAACAGAATCCCCGACACGATGTTAAAAGTTTTGCCCATTAAATTTTGCATTGGATGATTCTTTATACACCAGGAGTTATCAAATGTCAAGTAAAAAATACGCCTATGATGTAAAATTTTCAGAAATAATTCCACGTCTGATGAATTTGGTCAAGATTACAAAATATAAAGACCTTGCCCCGTTCTTCGATATTTCATCCCAAAGTCTTGGAAATTATAAAAAGAAAGACAAAATCGCCCCGGAGTGGATTTTTAGATTCGCCGAGAATGCCAAGATTTCGATAGATTCTTTATTGAAAAAACATGAACCTGATTTGGCGAACAGCCAACTATTGAGGAAAATAGATATGGGGAATAATACTGAGCACAACCGCAGAGTTGAGGATATTCATTATTGCCAGGTTCAAAACCTGATCCGAGAGACAGGGACGGGCCTTCCCGAGATCGTCGCCGGCCATCCGATCGTAAAATTATTTCTTCATAAGGATTCCTTTCAGCGGGATTGCAACATCTCCAGCCTTAAGTATATCGTGTTGAGCGAATCGAACATGGCCCCCACGGTCCCCGCCGGCAGCATCCTTGTTGTAGATCAAGAAGAAAAAGGGATAACCGAATCCTTATACATTCTCAAGATCAACGATGTCTATCTCCTAAAAAGAATTCAGCCGTTGAATAATAATAAGGTGAGGGTAATTTCAGACAATCCCAAATACGAGACCTTCACTATAGATCTGGATGAGATCGCGCCCATGATCTTTGGCCGGGTGATATGGATCGTCTTAAAGATCTGATACACTTTTCGCTTGACAAAACTACATTTCTGATGTATATCTTTGCCCATGATCCAAGAAAATTTGGGCAAAAGGCTTACCAGGCAAGAACTCTCATCTGTTCTCGGGCTGAATTACAGAACAATCTGTGACCACTATGAAGACCTAGGCGGAATTCGGATAGGTAATCGATACCTTTTCTTTGAAAAGAATGTAATCCATGCCATACAAAAGGGGATCAATGTGGGTGGGCGAGGTCCGGCGGGGACGGCAGAGGATTCAGAAGTTATTCGGGTCCAAGAGGAAGGCGCTGGATTGGGAGAAAGACCAAAAAGACATTCCCGCCGAAAACTGGAAGATCGCCACGGAATCTTCCTTGGGCGAAATGGCTCTCGACTATCTTGATTATTCCAAATCAAAACATTCAGCAAAAACGTACCAGACTAAAAAATCAGTCTTTGGACGATTCTTCGTATATTCTGATCCGGATATTCCCCCAGATAAACTCCGCGCCGATCAAGTTTTCTTTTACTTACAGGATCAGTTTAAAAAACGCTCGGGATATGCAGCAAACAAGGACCGTAAAAACCTACTTGCTTTTACCTCATGGCTCTGGCGATACAAAGAAATACGATCTACCGCTGTTTCCTCTTGCGAAAGATTCCCCGAAGAACGCAGCCCCCGTTATATCCCCCCGGAAGAAGATTTCTGGAAAGTCTACGGAGAGGCGCCAACTCAAGATCAAGTAATGCTCCTCGCCTATCTGCATCTCGCGGCCAGGAGATCCGAACTCTTCCGGCTGAAGTGGGAGGATGTGGATTTTTCCCGCTCTCAAATCCGTCTGACCACCAGGAAAACCAAGGATGGCTCATGGAAGGCTCATTGGCTTCCCATGACCCCAAGACTCTCCAGCGCCCTCTTAGATCATCGGCAGGGCCAAGACGAAAAGAATGAGCTGGTCTTTTTAGATCCTCGCACAAACCTCCCTTATGTGAACCGATTACACCGGATGCACGATCTCTGCCAAAAAGCCGGAGTAAAGTTTTTCGGATTTCACGCGATAAGACATTTAACGGCTTCGCTCTTGGCCAAGGCAGGGGTGCCCATGATCACCATACAGCAAATCCTTCGCCACGAATCATTGGCGACGACGGAGCGATACCTGCACAGCTTGGGGGATCTACGGCGAGCCTTGGAAAGTGTCTTTTGAGAAGGAGGTAGGAATTATGAAAAGATCATTTTTGGTCTTGATTTTTATTCTAATCACTGCTGGCGTTGCCTCAGCTGAAGCTTTTGTTTTTATTTACAATGCCGAGACAGGCGATGGTTTCGTTTATACAAGCACAAGCCAACAGGGAAATGTTTTACTCGTATTTTACCCAACTTTTAATAAGGTATTCTCCTATTCGGTCAGAGGTCAAGAATTGTATTTCGCCGACGATATGCTTAAATTCTTTTTGCAATACGGCATTGAGATTGATGCCTCGACTAGAAGTTATATCAAACGTTATCCTGGACGCACTATTATCAGTCCACTTGATCCGCGTTTTAAATGAAGGCTCATTTGAAGGCTTTTTCCTACCGAAGGCTGCACTAAAGACCATAATTTAGGGCAAAATCATTAAGGCATTTTGCTTTAACTGACCTATTGGGGCGGCAGCTACATGCCAACTACTCTTCATCACCCTAATAAATTCAATATCTTACAGATTGGATATGATAACCGGAAAGATTTTGAAGGCTCCCCTGAAGGCTTTAATTTCCAGGTTCGTATGCGCGCCGCGATTTTCCTATTTGATTAGTCTTATATTTCATCGAATAATTTTGGCTGACGCAATTTCCCTTTTTCACCTATCACTTTTCCCTGCAAAAGCCTGAGATCAACAACTGCCCCATATTCAATGAACACATCACGGAATCTATCAATATCCTTGTTCCAATAGATCATGGCGCATGACATTGGTGCACCCTTACCTTCGTCCTTCCCCTCAACGAGAAAACGGAGTCTCGTATCGTACAGAAAGCATACAGCGCTTGCCCGTCCCCACACATATTCCTTCCAATGGCTGGTGTTGGTTGCAACAGGCACTAAAGCAAGAACTTGCGATCCATAATTCTTGTGGGCATGGGCACACTTATAAAGCCAATGTTTTATTGTCGTTCTATTCTCTTTGTCAGAGCCATAAGGTGGATTCACATAGATCGTAGGATAATTCCATGATTCCTTGAGTCCATTTTTTTCTGGTAGGCGGTATTCTGTCTTAGCATGGACAACAGACCACTCATTCGAGCATGGGTCAAGAAATATTTTACCGCCAAAGACTCTTCTGACTGCGTTCACATACTTAGGAGGCGTACACCAGTTGACACTCTGCGAATTAACTGTCCTTCCCGCCGTCATGAGTGTATCTCCTGCCAGTTCTTTCCTTTCAAAGTGTCAAGTTCTTCCTTAAGAACAGCAAGCTGTTTCCCTGCTGGGGCGATGATGTTGAACCATCCTTCGATCACCTTCATGTGCGACTTGAAATAGGACTGGAGAGCGGCATCAGCGGCAAGGGCAATCTGAACCTTTGTGAACTGATTGACTCCCTTCTCGCCTGTGTAGCTCGCCAGAAATGCCTCTTTCGCTGCCGTCAGTTCCCTTGCTGGATGGAACAACAACTCGTCAATAAACTGTGCAATTCCCGCATCGGTCAGAAAAAGAAGCCAGTCATAGGATTGAGCGAGAACCTTCAGTTCCTTGTTGTGATTTTCGGACGTGAACCAATTGCCGTGATTACTGACAACTCCTACCGTTAGAATAAAACGCGACAGAAGTTCCGAATCATCAGATGCGATAATTTCAGCCATCAGCTTGTAGTAGTCGTCAAGTCGGAACGATCCGTCACGCTTCTGAATCAGGCCGCCCATACTGCCATTGGTCAACCTTATCTTCTGTAACGCGGACACTGTCCGAGCAACATAGGCTCCTTGCTTCGCCTTTTCGATTGTCTGTGGACCTTTCCGCATTCCTTCTTCGACCCCCACCCGCTTGCACTCAAAAATCGCGAATGGGCGACATCGAAGAATCACAACAGAATACTGTCCTTTGTCCTTTTCGAGTTGGTCGAGATACGCATTTATGAAGGTTGCGCCAAGATCGCAGACGGTGCATGAGTTCCGAAGAATCAAGTCCTTGCTCAACAAAGCGTGCGACTTCATCGAACCAGCGGAGATTTCAATCTCGGCAAACTGTTGATTTTTGGAAATCTTCCTTGCTGTGATGGGAAGTTCATCTCGGCCAAACTCCGCTGTCATCAGATGGGTTGAGGGATGAAGACTGTACTCAACATTGTGGGTAATATCATCTTTACCGAACTCAGGTAGCGGTTTCTCTATCGCAATATTTTTTTCAAACCCCCATGATTTGAGGGCGTAGAACGTGATAATCTCGACAAGGGTGCCGAGCGCACGCCCCGCAGCTTTCTTGGAGTCTTTGGCGTAGTGGAACACCTTCTCGGTGAGAACCTTCTGGAGTTGGTCAACTGATGGGTATGACATTCTCCGTTTTCCCTTTCTGGTCTTCATATTCTTTATTTCTTTATGGCTAAATTGGAAGGAATTGTCAAGGCTAATTTAGGGCTTCGTATGTGAGGCGAGCTTCGTATTTGAGACGTGATTGCCGGGCGGGCCATCCGGCGCATCCAGGGTGTCCCGGGCGCGTTGGGTGCGGTGCGCAAAAAAACCCGAGGGCTGCTTTTTGGGCCTCCCCCGGGTGCGTTCCTAAGTTCTATTCGGTTGTCTGATTACCTTTTCACTTCTTTGGCTTCTCCTTTCTTCCGCTCTTTATGACCTGCAAGGGGGCGTCTTCCTCAGTGTGCAGGATGATGGCGGGCTTTATTCCTCCCTTCAGGATAAGTTTACCTGGATGTTGCGGGCCTTCCTTTCCGAGAAACATAAAGTCAACTTCTTTCTGGTTTTCTCTCGGGCTGCGCTTAGTCGATATTACTATAGGTCTCATCCCCATCCTTTCCGGTTTCCCGAGTCTGATTAAACCTCTCTTTTGTTTGGCCAGGGCGATTTTTCTTAGACGCTGATAGCTCAATCAATCCTCTTCGGGTAACATAATTGTTATGACTGGCTCTTGCTCATCTCCACTATGGCACAGCGATTTGAGCCGGTGGACGTGCTTCCCAAATTTCACGCTAAAAAAGATCAGGTCAGCCGGGCCTTGCTTCCCTTTAATAGCAAAATGCATCATATTGAACATATCGCGGGCGCGGCCTTTCTCGCTCTGTCCTATGTTCCTGGAGTGGTCCGAAGGCTCCAGTAAGGCATATACGGCGGCGGTCACTGCTACCGGGTATTTAAACCCGGCTTCCCTTGCCCACTCGCTCACGTCAACCAGGCATCCGTCCTCCATAGCCTGGGCGCGGGTGTAAACGCTTATTACCTCAAAGGGTTCCCCATACAGCGTTACGGTATTACCTTCTTTCGTGGCCATGGTTCTATTCCCCTCCTTCCAGTTCTTTGGGTTCTAAGATCTGATAGGAATTCCCTATAGGGAAAGGGTCTCTTTTTTCCATCCTGTCAACACTTTCCTTTGCTTCTCGCTCGGTCTTAAACCACCCCGAAGAAAGAATAGTTTTCTCGTCTGCATGGTAAAAAGTTAAGTGCCATTTCATGTATTTATTGTACTTGGATGTTTCCCTAACGATGCGATAAGGGGCCAGGGTTCTATATAGGGATTTGCCTAAATAGCCTTCTCTTTCTAAGTTTGGCATCTATTCCCCTCCTTGGTTTCGTTTCCTTCCCATGGCTCGACCTTGTAAACCGTAAGCCATAGCGTGGCGATTATATAGCCTATATATTTTGATCTCCCCCCCTTAGTATCTACATACATTTTTTGGCCGTGTTTCCTCCCCAACTGCTCCATAAGATCTTTTCGGGGGTGCTTCAGGCCATGGAAGGTCTGTCCGTATTGGTCGATGGCCATAAACATTTTATTCCCCTCCTTCTTGCTTTTATTTTTTGGTTCTTAACTCAGGTCAAGGCTTCTCTTATACTGTCCGGTTACTTCGCTCACGTCATTCAGGTTCATGGCTTGCTTGGCTATCTCATGGGCAACATTCCCAAGCTCCCGTCTCAAGGTCTCATTGTCTCTTAAGTCTTTGGCAATTTCCTTCGAGTCGTGGCCGTTCATGTGTTTCCTAAGTTCGGCCAGCTTTTCGTCTATGCTATGGTCCCCGATAAAGTTCAACTCCTGGAAGTGCTCTATGGTTTCCTTTACGCTCTTGATGGTGTTGGCAGTGACTACCTCCCCATTGATAATCCGCGTTGATAATTTCTCACAGCTTTCGGCTACGGTGGCTCGCATGTCAATAACTACGTCTTCCAAGAATAAATCAAACTTCTCTTGAAGTTCTCTTTTAAAGCGCTCATAAGCTTCAATTACTTCCTGGCTTGTAGTCTCGTTCATTTTGGTATCTGTGATCTCGAAGATTGCCCAAGTAAAACTAAACTTCCTCTCAATGACATTGCGGGCCGGGTAGTATGGTTCCAGCTTGTCGGCGTAAAGCGGGTAGTTCTGAAGCATTTCCCTTTTTATTTGTTCATAGCGGTCCAGGAAACTTAAGACGGTGCTTTGAAATAATGCCTTGTACTGCTCCAAGTGGGCCGCGGTATCAACGAGCCTGTCTCGGGGAACAAAGCGGGCGCCACCTACCGGGAAAGGGAAACTCCAGCGGTCTAGGAAGTTCCTCGCATTGTTTTCAACCTGCGTGAAGCTATTCCTTTCATTCTCGGGGATAAGTAATTTCTTTCCGAGTCTCATAAAGTCCGGTATGTCCTCGGGGCTCAATCCCAAATCAGAGGGCTCCAGCTTCTTGGCTCCGCTCCATTTTGACACATTGAGTGTCAGCAAAACTCCATCCTTAAAATTCATAATTCTTTTACCTCCTTTCGTTTTTGATGTTGTGTAGCCTATTCATAACGGCGATAGCTCCAATTTTGTAAACCGTTATGCAAATTAATTCTTCTTTTTCATATAGGGCATAGAATCTTGAATCATGAGGTTTGATTATAAAATTCCCCAAAAATTCAGTTTTTCGCATCCGCCTTTCTCCAACCATTTTCCCCCCTTATCCGCACCACTGATTCCCAGCGGTACAGTCAATAGGCTTGTCTTTGCTTCTCCATCCTGGGCAGTCCTCGCACAATGCGCAAAGTAAATCCCCCGTTTCTTCATCCCACCAGTCAGAGATTAAATGACCAGTCGGGCCAATAGAAATAATGATGGGGTGAGGGTCAGCGGCCTCCATTGGTGTTTACCCTTACCCTTTCCTCCAGGGCTTCCACATAATATTCCCCGGTTCTTTTGATCTCGGTGGTATTGCCGAGGGCCTCTTCAATGAATTTGGAAACATCCAGGCATCCTTTGCCCTTTACTCCCTTAGTCTCTACCGTCACGTTTCCGGCTTGGTCGATGTTTAAGATGATCTTTTCCAAGTTATTCTCCTCCCCTACTCATGGTTAGTTGGATGTTGCGTCCATCCTCCGTTACTTTCTCGTACACGCTAAAGCCTTTCCGGCGGGCCTGGATCTTGGCTTGCTCTACAGCATAGGCTTGTTTGAGAAGTCCTGCATTCTGCCCTAATTTTGAAACTAAGCCTCCGCTTGACCAGGAATCCCATTGAAGGGAGAATTCCCCCTCGCTCTCCAAGAGTCCCACTTCAAATTTAGCACCAGGGATACTGATGGCATGGGAGCACTTGTTTTCCCCATAGTAGGCGCGGAAGGTCTTTTGTCCTTCCATGAATTTACAACCCAAGCGCTCGCACGCTGCCTTGAGTGCTTGAAGGCTTTTGATCTTCAATTCTATTTGTGACACGTGGCTCATATCTTTTTTTTCCTTTCTTTTAGGAATTTTTCAAAGGCTACCGCGTTGGTAAAAAGCGATCTTGCGCAACGAGGGCAAAAGAACTTTACCTCTTCTGCATCGGTTCTAAAGGAAAAGGCAATATTGGATCTTGTGATTTTTTCTTGACAGTATGGGCATGACGGCATTTTAGTTTATTCTCCTCCTTCCGCTTAGATTTACTGTCTCTTGATCAAGACTCGCGGGGATGGTTCTTTGTTTTGCCCATTGCCTCAAGGCTCCAATTTTATCCGCCATGCTTTGGGATAAGGGCATAACATAGGCTTCTGCTTCCTTGATGGTGGTTTGCATCATGGCTGCGATACGGCATAGGCTCTTTATCTCCGCTCCGCTCCATCCTTCGGTGGTAGTGGGTTCCCCTTCAACATGATATTGATGTTGATAAAGGTCTAAGATGATTTTCCGCTCGCGGCTTGTAGGCAAGTCAACAAAGAAAATAGCATCCCATCGCTCAGCGCGTAGGAATTCGGGGGGTATTTTGGTAATGTCATTGCAGGTAGCAATAACAAACACTCGGCTTTTATGATCGTTTAGCCAGGTCAAGAAAGTCCCAAATACTCGGCTTCCGGTTCCTCCGTCTGTCTGTCCGCTCGATTGAATACCGCTTAAACCTTTTTCTATCTCGTCGATAAAGAGAATGCAGGGGCTAAAGGCGTCGATTATCTTGAGTGCTTCGCGGATTCTACTTTCGCTCTCTCCCACCAGGCTTCCAAACATACGGCCAAAGTCGAGACCCGCGGTGGGGATGCCCAGGGCTTTTCCTAATCCCTTGGCAAAATGGCTCTTGCCAGTTCCTGGAGTCCCAAGCAATAACACTCCTTTGGCTAAAGGGCTGCGGGCTATCTTAAGGCAAAATTGCTTGAGGTTGTCTAATCCTCCCAAGTTCTCTAAGGTCTCGTCGTAGTTCTCAAGCATAAGGCTCGCGTTCTTCCTGATAAGCTGTGTTTTCTGCTCGACGATTACGGCGGGGTCAAACTTCTTCTTAGTTACTAGAGATAGGGCCAGCGCGTTTTCAAACTCGAATGAGGTCAAACCTTTCGCGGCTTCTAAGATAAGGTCGGTCTCTTCTTCGGTGGGCATGGGCATCTTGGCGGAGTCTGCCATATACATGAGAGTTTTTTTCAAGGTCTCTTTATCCGGTAGATCGAAGTTTAAGACGGTGAAAACTTTTTCAAGCTCGGTGGGGATTTCGACGATGGGCGCTAATACAATGATCGTTTTTCCGTTTGCCTTGTAAAGATCCACAAGGTTTAAAACTTCTTGAATATTTTCTATTACTTTGATGTATCTATGGAAATTGTGAAGGAAAAGAATCGCCCTTCCTTCCCCTGTTGCTCCGGTGGCTAAAAAGCCAATGGCTTTCAGCGGATCCGGTTCTTCCTTCTTAAAGGGGCCTTTTACCGCTCTAAATCCTTGCTGGCAATCCCACTGAAAAGGCTTGTAGCCTGCTTGGGCTGCTTCCTCTCCCCACTCGCTCACAGTCCTTTGAGACTCGCTCGTTTGTACCCATAGGGCGGGGAAGCCCGCTCTTAAGTGTTCTATAAACATAATCTTTACTTCCTCCTTTCTTGGCCTCTTCGCACTCAATAGCTAATTCTCCATCAGGGCCAATTTTCTGGAGTATGCTTTTTAGGTGATCTTTCCATTTTCGATCAGTGGATACAACTTGCCCAACTTCATACTTATCGCGAACTGCGTAATAGATTTCTATCCAGTCTTCTTTTGTTAGATTAAGCATTTCTTGATCTTTCCTCCCGCTCAAGCCGTGGCCTCTTTCCCGTGCGTCAAGTAATACGGCATTACTAACTGGGCCGCGCAATAGTCACAGATTTCTTTTTTCTGTTCGGCGCCCACTTTCACGGCGTCCTCTATACCGGATACTTCCGTAGGCTCGAATTGGACGTGGCCACATCGTCGCATAGTCACAATGATCAACTTCATTTTTTCCTCCCTAAAAAGACGAAAATTTAAGCGCTGTCTTCGCCATTACCCAAAGGATTATAAACAAAGGAAAGCATACCCCGAGAATGGCTATAGTCCATTGGATCAACTTCATATCGCGGCCTCCTCGCTTCCGTTTCCCTTGTTCTTCTCGATAACAAGGGCCTCGACCATTTCTTTTTCCAGACGATCTAAGACTTGATTGGGTGGATTTTCAAGATTTGCAAGCTCTTGTTCCTGGTCTGCGATTATTTCCCCAAGTTCGCGCTTTTCGTCGATGGCTGCGCAGAGAGGACAAAAATCCTCGGCGAAGATAACCACGGCCTGCAGGTGCTCTTGGCATGTTCTCAACTCCAAAGTGGCTTTGATGGTCATAGGGTTCCTTTCCTTAAATTATTCGGTCAATGACTGTTCCTGATATTCTTTCCGACTTGATGATCTTCCGCCAAAAGTCCACGGTGTTCCAATACTCTTTGGCTTCCCGATAATTCTTCTCATAACATTCTGAGCATTCAACCCAAGCATCTAACTCCATGGCGGTCATGGCTCCATTTTTAGCCTGGATTTCAATTTCCACGGGCTTTCCACAACACCAACATTCAACCTCTATTTTTATTGTCACGACTTTCTCTCCTTCCGAAGGTTAGAATCACAACTCCGACGATTAAGGCAATAATGATGGCCTGCAAACTATCTCCTTCTTTCTTTAGACTAACCTTGGCTGGCCATTGGCCTGAGTTGGCTTTATTAGACCAGCTTCAGTAAAGGAAGAATACTTCCCGTCAATCCCAAGGATGATATGATCCAATAATCTTATGCCCAGAAGGGCCAAAGCATTTTCAATTACTGAGGTTAAGTTCTTGTCATCCAACGAGGGTCCCGGATCTCCGCTTGGATGGTTATGGACGAGCACCACGCTCGCGGCGCCAGCTAAAAGAGTATGCTTCGCTATCTCGCGGGGATAGATGATGGATCGGTCAATACTGCCTGGCTGGATGGTAATCCCTAATAGATGGTTTCTCTGGTCCAGGTAGATGACTATCATTTTCTCTATGTCTGAATTCTGAAGTTCGTGGGCGAAGGCGACCACCGTTTCAGGGGAATTCAGGGTGCGGTGTGCGTCATAAGGGAAGTCAGGCTCTTTAATTCTTCTGCTCTCTAACCGATACGCAAAGCTCATTACTCTTGGCCTCCTTCCATGGCTAAATTCTTTTCAAGCTCGTCCATGGCGTCTGCTGCGGCCTTCTCGATGGCCTCGTCGCTCAGGAATTCCTTGTAATCCCGCTCTCAAGGAAATCGATCAGCGCCCAAAGATTGGAGTCAAGCTCCTGGATCTCGTTGATGGTTAGCTGCGGTAATTCTACGTTGCTGTACTCTGGGTTTTTTAACAGGATGTCGCGGATCTTCGCGGCGCCCTCCAGAATCGAGTGTAAATATCTTGGTTCTATTTTTGGCATGGCCCTGAATCCTCCTTCTTGGGGATATTTTCTTTGTTTTTATATATAGCAAACCGCGTGCCAGAAGTCCACTTCCAGTGTAAAATAATCATCAAAAGTTTATCAGTATAATTCATTGGTTATGAATGATTTAAATCGAAGGCGATGAAATACTTCACCAAGAGTGTTCAAGGGTGGCAAAAAATGTCCATTTTTGTCTGTAAAATGTCAATTATGGAAGAGGATTAGACTATGAACGGGTAGGAACTGATGGTATTGAAGAGGATAAAATAGGAAAGGCCAATGATTATGCTTTATTGGCTTATACTCTATGATACCCTATAGATAGTCTATCGATAGTCTATGATACTCTATCGATAGTGTATATTTTGCAACATAGGAATTGCCGTATTTGACAAAAAAGTGTAGCAATTTGCCACATGAGGCATTTTGCCCCTGTGGATAAGTCCTGTAAAAAAAAGACCAGCACGAGCGAAAAAAAATCAGTCAGGATTTTTCGTTTAGGGGAACTTGGCATCATGAAGTCACGTTCTTTAAAGAAATCAACAAGAAAGGCGATAGAGTATCGATAGTCTATCGATACCCTTCTTATTCTTATTCTTATTCTTATGTATTTAGTTCTTTCTTTATGAACCTTTCTTTCTTGTCAGCTCGAAAAGGCTCAAGTCTAAATCGGCGAAACGAAAACGTCTGATAATAGTTAAACTGTAAACTTCAGATGTAAACTTTAGAGTGGCCGGCGAAACGAGAAGCCTTACAATCGATATCGGATACCGAATGGCTGTCACCCACGCACTTTGCCTCCAAAGGATGACAAGGCCAGCTTTCCAAAGTCCCGTCCTGGACGATTCTACGAGCCTGGCTTTTGACAGCTCCAGG